AGTAGTCAATGATACTGCTGCACCTCCGGCTGTGCTCGACCCCAACACACCCAATGATACTGTATTGGCAGAATTAATCCATTTACTGGTACTGGAATCGTATTTTAGCACTTCACCGGTGGCAGGTGTTGCTCCCAGTGCGACGTCAGTTAACCCGCGTAGTGTAGTAGACCCACCTGCAGAGGCTGAGCCCCAACTCAGTGTGGTCCCATCTGTGGTAGTCAAATACTTGTTGCTGTTTCCTGCTAGACTGGGCCAAGCATACCCCGCAATTTTGTCGCTGTTGGTAGCTGTACCCACAAAACGAGCAGCACCACTGGCCATGTTGGTGTTGATATTAACACCCGGAGCAATAGTGCTGAAGCCAACTAAACTAGTGGCCAAAGCAGCAGCTGGAGTAAACACTGGGTCAGCAGAAGCAATACTTACACGTATTCCAGCAACATATAAAACTGATACCGTGTGATTTATGCCCGCATTATCCAGTATTGTTTCTGTAAACAATCCGGTTTTGTTTGGGCCCAAATTGGTTGCCAACGGGCCAATGGCTAGCCAAGATGCACCATCATAGAGTTTGAGCTGTTTATTTACAGAATCCCACCACATGTCGCCCACAACAGCACCAGCGGGTGCTGAGCCAGAGATATCAACAGGCAATGCTTTGAATTTAGACCCATTGTAAATTTTAAGTTGCGGTTGGCGACCTGTTGCCGAGTCACCTGTATCATACCATAACTGACCAGTTAGTAATTTTGCCGGAGAGGGCTCTGTACTGCTAGCAAAATTTTCCAATAATCGAACAAAATTTTCATTAACTATCTCGCCCCAGCCGGTGTAGTTTCTGCCCACCAACGTGACCGAAAGATCTGAATTGGTTGTCCCATCAAACAATTGAAACAACTGAGTACCAGCAGTGTTATTAATATTATATGTCATACTTGTGATGTTAAGTTAGTTAGCGCCTGTATACGCACGGTATAATCAATTTGAATCAGTCGGTTTAGACTTTTTTGTACAGGATGAAAAACCACATGAGTCAGCAGTTTTCCTGCACCCGCAGTGCCAGTCCAACTTTTTAATCCCAGTTCATCAAAAACAAAAGGAGCATCTAAATTTTCTAAATTGTCAAAAGCGGCTTGACCTGCAGGCTCGCCGTAATCCAACAAACAGGTAACCAAGATATCTGAATACACTTTGCTCGGAATATGCCGCACTTCAATCTTATTTCTAGCAGTATCATTATTTAACGCACTATTATCGTCTACTATTTTATAATAGGTCTTATTATAAAGATCAGCAGTTTGTCCAATGGTATTAGGCGGCAAATACGTGATCACGCCAGTTGGATCAACACTGGTTCCCCCGTTGCCGAGATGCAGTTCGTGTATCCAACCAGTACTTTTATGTGACACACTTAATGCCAGCGCTTCACTGAAATTTTCAAAATGAATAGCATTGCGTTTGTCAACATAAATCTCTTTTGACGCAGGGTCAAAAATTTTAATATGTCCTTGAACAAAAATTCCGGTACTGTCGTTTAGTGTGTCTTGATTCATAGAAATATTTATCGGTCTAAAAACAGACCCTCCCTTTCTTTTAAGAAAATAGCAGGCGCGGTAGGCTGATTTTCAAGTCCGTTGCGATTTATTTGCGGTGTACCGTTAGTAGGATCAAAATACAATTGCTCCCACGGAGTTGAATCAAATCCAACATCGGTCCCAGGTGTGCAGTCATACCAAATTTTATTGTGTGCATTTTTTATCAGTGCCGAGCCTGATGCACCAATAACTTGCCTCCCAATTTCGTGTATTGCTGGAGCTCCAGTTCCACCAGTGCTGCGTCGAATATTGCCGAGAGTATTTGCGACATTGTCTTTTTCATAATACGTGATACGTTCCCCATTGATAAAGACCACAGCGGGAATAGCGTCATATGGTGACGGAACATCCAGCGCCGCAGCATTGACTACATGTATTACTGTGTCTGTGATCAGCAGGTCTTGACTTAGATAAGTCGAATTAGCCAACGCCATTCTATAGTAGCTGTACTCATTCAGCATGTTCTTAAAGATTCTAAAAGCCAATGGGCGAGCAGCTTCAGTCTCGGTCAACGACGTTACAACAACAGGACTATTAGACGAAATCGCAACTGTGTTTAAAATTTCTAATGTAACATCGTCGTACATTATGTAATCACGATTTGGGAAAATCTTTACTCCGTCAACCGTTACCCATAGCAAAGCAGTGTCTTTAACTGGCCTCGACAGTGTGTAATAAGGCATATAATAATTTTCAGTTTTATTGGAATCCCAATTCCAATCGTCCAACGGTAGCGAGTCAAATCCAATTAGGATTATCTTTGAAAATACAGTATTGCCCACAAACACTTGCGTTCTAATTTTTAACGGTTCACTATCAGTAAAGCTGATTAGGTTTATTTCGTCGCCAGCTGTTAATGTGACTTGATTGCCAATAGTCAAAGTTGTACCGGAATCTATTACAAATTCAGCTCGAGTCAAATTACCAATGTCTATTTCACTGCCCTTGGGCGGAGCAATGACAAAATTTACAACATAGTCAGAGCCCGCAATAGCTGTTGTGTACTGTACACCAGGAGTACACTGTACTCCATCAAGGTAAACTTTTACTGTTATTGCATTAGTAGGAATTTTTAGTGTGTTGGTAACAGTGAATCTAGTGGTAACACCATCACCATAATAATAGTTATACGATGGTGGAGTTAATCTCAACCCATTTAGTGTTACAATGCATTGCCCTTCTCTTGGCCCTGTTGTTTCTATTGGAATATCAAGTGCATAAGTTTTTGTGCCGGACAAAACTGTTTTGGTTTCAACCCGTAATCCACTCGTTGGGTATGTCAAACTGCTGTCAAACACTTCAAAATGTATTTTTGCTCCTACAGGTGGTGCCACTGTGAATTCCATCTCAATGCCACCAGAAATTGCTCGTTTATTTACTGTTGTTCTCACACCATCAACCAAGGTCAGCACATACTTGGCTTGACTGTAAAGCACAGACAAGTAGTACAATTTAGTGTCACCGTCAGAAACAAATGATTTGTCAAATATCTGCCCTGTGCCTATATTGTCTGTGACATAAAGATAAAATACTTCATTATTGGCTGGTGGCGTAACAAACGTAATGATTCTATTATAGTAGTCTATTGAGTAATTTGTATCGGGTATTAACTTACCAGTGGCTTGAGAATAAACTAAAATAACGTCAAACGTCGACGTGTTGGCGTAATTAAAAGCAAATTGTGTTACTTGACCAGTGCCCAAAAACGAGTATACCTCCATGGGAATGCCGCTACCCTCCGGGCCTCCTTTGTTTTGAGTCAGATGAACTACTTTTAAATCCAATGTGTCAAACATGATCCCAGGAAGCAGTTCCTGGGGAGCATGGCTATGCGACGAATCCACATATTGTCCACCTTGCCAAGCAATGTCTTCTGCGCGAGTCCCCAATGCCAAATCTGAATACGTGCTAGATATGTGCATTTCAAATTCGGCAGTAGATTGAAACCGTGTGCCAGTATCAAACGCATCATCGTCCCAGTCTGGTACATCAAATCCTCCAATACGTGCCACATTAAGAGAGCCTTTTAGGTTATAACCTGGAAATTCAATTCCATCAAATAATAAACTATATTCACTCCCTGGTGCACCCACACGGTGTTGATAGTAATCGCGTACTCGATCCAGTGCATTTCTAGTGTCTAACTCGGTATTATAATAATCGTATTGGTCAACATCATAATCGGCACTGTCGTACCCACCAAGAGCAGTTGGTGCATATGCTATACGATCATATTTGATTATTGTAGAAAATTGCCGTACTGTGGAATTTTTTAGTCTAACCAACAGTACCGCTCCACTACCAACACCATTGACAACAACAGCAGGTGGGGATAAGTAATTGTCCCCGCTGTTGATTATTGTGATTTTAGTAATTGCGCCACCTGACACAGTTGCTTGAGCAGTAGCACCTGATCCCGACCCACCAACAAATTTAATTTCAGGGGCTGTAACATATCCTTGTCCGCCATTGGCAACAGTCACGGAGCCAACTGCAAATTTATGGCTGTTGTTCCATGCATAATATTCGTCACGAGTATTGAGCAGCAGCGTATCCCCAGGCTGCTCACCACTAGGTCCACGGAATCGATTCAAATTGGTATCATAATATGCTGGCAAATCAAAGTCAGTAATACCTATATACGCATCAGTTTGTCCAGTGTAGGCTGGTTTGTATTCTCTAATTTTGGTATGGTAAGGTTTGGCTTCATAAAGATAATCCAATAGATAATTTTGGTTATCAGGCTGATAATTAGGAAACTGTTCAAACTTTACTGCTGTGTGTTCAATAGTTATAAAACTGGTTTTAAATGCCCAATCTATGTACTTTTGTTCACCCAACACATAGCGTACCAGCACAAAAAATAGCTGGTTGCTGTATATTGCCATATCACCCACAAACAGCTCGTAGAATATGCTTTCAATTAATTTTCTTACCGTTGGTGCTGATGCAGCAGCAGCATATACCGCAGGTAACAACTCAATAGTAGCATGATCTTGCACTAATAAATCATATCCATCAGCCGTGATCTTAACTACCGAATAATATCCTTGCCCGTTATTTTTTATTTTAATAACAGTACCTATCAAATATTTTCTTCTTTGTAGATCATGAAATCTATCAAGTACATATTCTGGCTTGCTGGCAATGTCAAACTCAGGCTGGACCCAAGGCACATATTTCCATAATGTGCTTGAATTTTTAAATCCAGTGGTAACAGCAATATTGTCGGCAATAAACAGTGTTTTAAAAATTCTATTGACGCTGTCAACAAAGTTTTTTAATGCTGCTGTTCTATCCACAAACAGTGTTTGTCGAGGGCGAATCTCTAGTCCATAACGCTCAGAAGGAATTAATGCAGGATCTGGAACAGGCTGATTTAATAAATTTTTACCAACTAAACTGTCAATGAATTTTTTAATGATTCTGCCAGGAAGAACACTAGCAGCTAGATCTTCTTGTACAAGTTCGTACTCGCTATGAATAATATTATCGTTAATTTTTACATCATAATCAATATGTAGTATGGTATTATCGGCATCTACAGACTCGGCTATGTTATATAATCCAAAATCTGTAGGAGAATACATTACCAAATAAGGGAGGCCTGATGCCTTGGGGTTGGCAATATAAGATTCAACTGTTGCTGTGCTTAATCCCTTGGGAAACGGAATTGTATCTAGTCCACGAACCCAATAGTAATAGGTGTTAATAGTAGCACCAGTGTTTTTGTCTACTGTTTCAGACAATACATAAGATTCATTGTTTGCATAAAGAGGGGTTCCAATATACTTGTTAGAGTACTGGCTAGGAATAACGTCTGATGCAATCCATTGATATACCTTAACTTCACTGCCCGGGAAAACACGTGACCAATTGGTTATACGATATTCTAGTGTTTGTTGTTCATAATCAACAAATCTCACACTAGCAGTATCTAGCCAGTAACGTCCAACATTGCTGTTTGCCCAATACGCTCCCTCATCAAGTCTAGCCACATCTTCTGCAGCGGCACCAGCAGATCTATCATAAACAGCAGGGTCATGGTCTGTGATATAGTCTATATCTTGGCGAGCTAGTCCTAATATGCGTCCCTTGAGTGGATCAACAATGTCAAGAAACGAAATAATATTATTAGTTTTTTTATTGTAAATATAAGCCTGATTTATAATATCAATATCAATCAATGGCTGTGCAGTTTTTATTGGCTGCCATAGTGATTGGTTTAACAAATTTTTAAAAATTTGTACAGTGCCGGCATTGGTCCAAGTTTTACCATCGACTACAGGATCGTCAGAGGATGCACCAACAAACACAGTGTTGCCGGAAACTGCTAAACTACACCCAAATTGATCTGCTGCGCTGATGATAGTTGACTCTAACTGCTGTCCAAAAATGTAACTGCCCAAATTGGTTCGAGTTAATTTCAACGGCTTGATATATTGAAACACCGAAACACTACCGCTGCTGATTTCCTCGTCAACAAATACAGTTGAGTCATCATCAAAAATACACAGCCCATCGTCAAATTTAATATGCAATATTGTGGTAGCCAATGGCGAACTAACAAAAAGTTGACTGTCGTCTGCAGTCAAATCTAGTTCGTGCCCAAACTTGCTGAGATTTCTACTAATAGGGTTAGGTAAAATTTGAGTTTCTTGAACAACAACCAGTCCTAGATCAGTATAGGCTGTGCCATTACCCGGCAGTATAGACAGTTTTCCAAAGTCAATAATTGACTTGGAAGTTATAGTCAATACATTTTTATCCACAGTAGCATATACATTGGGTATTGCTGCCAATTGAATAAGTATAGCAATTTGTTGAATGTTACCATTTAATGATACTTCTACACCGTTGATTATTAGACTGTTATTTGCCCCAACGACACCCGTAAACTCTCGTGATACAACCGACCCTATTAATCTTCCAAGATTGGCGAAACGATAAACTTGCCCGGTTCGATAAGAAGACTCAAAACTAACTCCCGGTGCGCCAACAAACAACGAGCAATCACGACTACAAACTTTAACGGACGACCCAAATTCAGCATTCTTTATGGTAATTTTAGGTTCAATTTTTTCTGCAAATTGAAACAAACCATTGTACAGTGTATACACTAATACTCTGCCGGCATGATAAATGCGATTAACTTCTGCGTAAGGCGCGCCAATATAAATTTTATCTTCAGTTGACGTCATGTCAATACTGTACCCAGCTTGGTCAAATATACCGTTTATACTCGAGTTAACAATTTGTTGTAAAAAAGCTAGTTTTCCCGTTGGCATGCGTCGGTAAACATACACAGTATTACTTCCCGGTGCGCCAACCAACAGATAGTTAGCTGTGAGTTTAACTGCATATCCAAACAACGCACGCTGAACTATTGTAGGTGCAAAATATTGATCTAAAATTAATTCATCAACATTGTTTCTGATATAAGTGGTTACCGACCCAGTCCCATTACATGTAGGATCGCCAACTGCCAAGGTTAAATCGACATAATCAAGACTTGCCCCAAATGTCGAAATAGTTATTGCTGATGCTGCTGTTGTTGGATTATCGATTATATTAAATTGCCCTGCCATTGCAATATGCAATTGACAATTATAATAAAGGGTATTAGGTGCGTTCAATGGCACGGTAAAAACTACGGTACCGTTACCGGTTCCATTATTAGTGACCCCACTGGAATAAACATTACCGGGTCCGATGCTGGAAACTGATTTAATCCAAAAAGGATGTCCGCTAGAATTGACATTAAAATTATAAGTAAATCCTCTAATTAGACTTATTGAAGGATTATTATTACCGTTTATTACATATGCACCAGAACCTGAATTGGTCACAGTATAAGTTGCTGGTGCTGCTGTTGTAGTTGCGGTAGTAATTGTAGTTGGTGCTAGTGTAGTGGGTGTTGATCCAACAGTAGTAGCTGTGTCACACAACTGCCAAAGTCCAGATTTTGGCATTACCGAAAACTCGGCTATTAATGGTCTACAAATTCCATTTATTGTATAAACAAGAATATAAACACCATTGATTTTTTTATAGAGAAAAACTTTATTGCCGGCACTACTGGTAATAAAATAATTGCTATCGTTAACATCAGCAGTGACTGCGGTACCAAATTTTGTCACCGTGGTGTTGTAAACAGGGAGATAAGTATCTGCTGCTAAACTATTGCTAATACTGGTCCATGGTGAATTTTTTTCCAGTACTGCCCAAGCAAACTCCGCATCATAGTTGTCGATCCAAATTTTTTCTTTTTCCCGCCAATTATTTTTTGGAGTAAATGCAACACTGTTGATAATGTTTTCAAAACGCAATGGTACCAGTTTAAAAAACATACCTGTGCCAGTTGCACTGGTAAACCCGGTGAGATCTGCAGTGGTTTCAACTACTATAGAATCAATAGTGGGTGTGCTTTTTACTCGATAAAAACCATCAAACAGTGCGCTGAAATTTTTTATAATTATAACATCGCCTTCATTGAGGAAATGCACGTCAATGAACTCAATCTCAATATTATTGTCAAGTACATTGGAAATCAGTTTAATACCAAGACCAGTTTCAGAAATGCGATAAACGTTCCAATCTCTATTATAGTCTAGTGCACACCAAATTACTGCACCTACATGAACAGCAGCAAGTTCCGTGCTAATTGAATTAGCATCTTGTATATCAAAAACAGTGATATCAATATCAGCCTCATCTACATAGCCAGCACTGGCTATATAACTTTCATTATAAATTTTACTGTACTTTAAAAACAAGTCGGTTGTATAATCTAACGGCTTTTTATACAAATCTGCAGCAGTTATCTGTTGAGCCAAGCTGACAGTGGGATAATTTACCAATGACCCTACCCCGGGATTTAGTGTAAAGTATTTTTCTTTGAGGTTAACTTCAATAAACTGGTTTATTGCAGTGCCGCCATACTCGCCAACTCTAAATGCCCAGTCTTCATAGAATTCAACAATGTTGAACAGTTTGCCAAAACTGACATTTTTTAATATCAACAGCGAATCTCTAGAACCCTTACCGCGTATAAATGATTGATAAAATTTGGTTTGTGTTACACGATCAACACCGAGATCATTGAAGTAATTACGAGATCTAAATCCCAACAAACCTTTGGCATGGTTTTCAATTTCATTATTAAGGTTTTCAATGTCAACATCATAATAGTCCTTACTCATGGTGCTTAACATTGTTAAATTGGGCAGTAGTGTTTGATTAACCTGATTATAGTCAATTTGCTGCCAAATACTGGTATTAAATCCAGAACTGAGAACACTTTCCAAAGCTACATAATAAAATAACTTATACTTGACAATGTCCCCGGCAAGGTACAGTGTATCAGCCACCCAATCCGTAACATTAACAGTATTGATAATAAAGCCAGGAGCATGTAGTGTGCCGGTCCATCCGTCAGTTTTGGTCCCAAGTAACTTGATACGCGACTGCCGATTTCCCAGTTCGGGTTGATAGATAATGTCTTTGAACGCTGTTTGATTGTCAAAAACAAGTTCGTGTTCATATTCAACGATGTCTAGAGCTACTAATCCAATGGTTGCGGTGGTTTTACAAAATACCACAGTGGTAGTGTCATAACGATTAATGTCAATTTGATTGGAGGGTACTAGATTAAAATTTTGGTCCAGTACACAGCTGGTTCTTATGCTGTTCCGCAGCTGATCAGTGGTTCCGTGTGCTATATCTATTTTCAATGTATCAGCTACCGGACTTAATACAATCGCATTGCCTTCTGCCCAGCCTTGCAAATACCATGTCAAAAATTCCTTAGCACTTAGTACAAAATCCAAGGTTTCTTTTAGACTACCTGATGTCCCCTCAAAAACTACTCCCTGTGACTGTAGGTAACGTTGATAACTAACTAAAAAATCAACTACTTGTTGTGTGCTGCTGAATTCATAACCATAGGGAACACGAGTCTTTAGGGGCACATAATCTCTATAAATTATAGCCCGTGCATCATTTACTGTTATTACATAGTTATTATTGGATATCTCAGATTCAATAATGGTAAAATAAGGATCTGATATATTATAACCAGCGACTGAAAATCCTAAATTTGTTCTTTTAACTATAACTGCACTGTATTTGATACTGCCGATAGGTTGGCTTTTGTGTAAAAATATATCGTAGCTGTCGTCTGGCACAACTACACCGTTGATGGTTGCTTCGGGACTGCTTTGCTCGCACAGTGCGGTTAAAAATTCTTTGGTACTGTACCCACCAAGATGATAACTCAACTGTATGCCGCAAGTGTTGAGTTCGCGATTAATTGTGGACACATTGCGAGAATTGCGTCTAAGATTATCTGCTACCCAATTGACGTATCCAGCAGCTGGACGACTTGCGCTGTTAACCGCAAGGTTTTCTTTTCGAAAATTATTTATTGGCATGTAGATATTTATGGGACAAAAATACAGTCAATTTGCCATTAATGCAAAGTATTGTGCAGGTTTCAACACTGCCATGGCAATTTGTACTGCATAAGCATAGTCGCTGCTTTTTCTCCAACTGTTTTCTACAGAATCAATCATGCCAAATTGATAAGAGGCGCTGGTGATAGATCCATTAAACACCTTGACAAATAATGACAACGGAGAGAGTTTTATGCCTTGACTGTCAACTGGCAAATAATCGTAAATGTTCGAACGAGCAAATGCTGTATTAACACTGGTTGACCCATCGTCAGCAGTTACAATGCCGTCTCTAATATCATCCCACAGTACTTGATTACCACTGGTATACGGAGCCGGTCCGTATTTGGTTTCCCACCAGGGCGGTTTCGTAGCATACCCTAGCATTTCCCAAGGCTTAACGTCTGGCTCGGTTGTATCATAATAGTATGTGTAAACTGCATGCCATGATCCCGGCAGTCGCGTGCCGTCTCTAGCCAATTGATTATAGTAGTTCCAAGTCCACGGGTCACTGTTTTTGTAAAAATTATTAGTAACGTAGTTTAATCCGTTTTCTGTACGCCACCTATAGTAGTAAGGGGCAAGAACTGAATTGATTTGATCCATAGTGTAACCAGTATCTCTGAATCCACCGGGCAGTATATTGTAGAAATTTATTCTAGTAGAATTGTATTTGCGTTTAATGTTGTTGTAAATTCTCAATTCAAGTTCTAGCAACAGCTGATCTCTAAAATCGCCAAATGCAATAGTACTACTGCCGTCATGCCCAATAATTACAGTTTGCGCTGTTTGATAACTGCGATCTGTGGTTATTTCAGGAATCACTGCTGCAGCCAACCCCATCTTGGCAGGCGTTTCCGGAACATAACTGCCAGCGGTATTGGTATAGTCATGAATTTCTAAAATAGAATTGAACGCCAGTTTTACTAACAAAATTATACTAGCACTGGTTGTGTCAAATACATAATGGATACCTCGCACCAACTGTTGACCGTTAAGATAGACTAGAACTGCTCGTTGAGACGATACTGTATCATTAAAAAAGGATTCAATGCTGTATTTGACACGTGCTGTATCTTTAACGGTATAGGTAGTAACGTTTACCACGGACCCATAGGGAACCATATCGCTGTAATAATACGGCATATCGTTACTCTTATTTTCATTGAGATATTCCATTATGGTATCCACACTGGGTCGAATGTTTGTTTGGTCCAATACAGGCAGTGTGACAGCAGCTTCTAAAAATCTCTTTTTAAAAAAACTATAACTACTGCGAGCTAGTTCGATACTTTCTACAAAATCCAAATTGGGATTAGACAAAAAGAACATGGCCGGCAGTAATGGAGCACTGTGTTGAAAAATAGTGCCTGGATATTTGCGTACCTGAGGATAGTCTCTAATAGATATTGACCCCGGGAAAGATTTAGCAGCATCATTTAAAATACCAGTCATAGTACAGCCAGTGGATTGCATTCTGTTTATGGTATAAGTGCCGATGCCACCGCCACCTGATAGTGAATTAACAGTTGCTTTTGTAGCAGTAATAACAGTAGCAGGAAGCACAGTGGTGCCACTAATAGTCATACCCAGTTGTATAGTTCCAGCAATCATTTTAATGACTACTAATCTATTACCGTCAATATATCCATCAAATGCTGCATAATTATTTGAGTTAGTGGCCTTAACATAATTTTGATACTGTGTCACAATGTGATTACGCAGTTGTCCTAGTGTCAAGTAAGTTATTTCGTCATTGTTGCTATTGTTGTTTAGATTGAACGGTATTTCATAATGTGCTATCGCGGAAGTGTCGTCACTGTGCACTAAAATGTTAACAGCATCTTTCTCACTTAGTGTCTTGGTAATAGTAACATATTTTTTGTTTGTGAACGGCGCTATATCATAGATAAAATCTTCAACGCCAAGAAACGCACCATTGACATTGACTTCTACCGAGTTTTTTGATTTCAGCGGAGTTATGTCAATTTCAAATCGCTGATTATTGGTATAAGTAAATTCAAATATTTGTCGTTGATAGCTAAGTTCGTCGGATAATAGCCAAGTCTTTACCGGACGCCCATATTGATAAATGTTACCATTAGCAGTGGTATAACTAGTTCCGCTATAAGCAAATGTGTCAGTCATAACAAAATTTTCAAATTGAATATCACCAACGTTGCCAATACTGCGATAAGCCAGTGGCATGTCCAACACTGAATCTGCAATACCAAAACCCACACGATAAGATAATAGTTTATTACCAACAAATGTGGTGTTGGGATAAATGTCACTGTCGCTGTAACTGATGCCATCGTCGTCAAATAAGTCAAACAGTGGCGGCTGATTTACTCGAGTTTTTTGCTGTGCTTGAGATAGTACTCCTTTCTTAAACACATACGTTATACCTTTTCTACTTGTTCCATTAGTTACTATAATGCTGCTATTACCAGTAATGGTTTTTCCAGTATCTTGTAGGCTAATTCTTCTCACATTATTGCTGAGAAAATCCCCAATTTGTACCGTATAAATTTTGTTTCTTACCGACAAATCAGTTGCAGCAGTGAACACTACTCGAAATCCATTGGATAATTCAACACCGTCAATTAATTTAGAAATCAATGCTGATTCTACGCCTGTATACACCAAATCGCTCAATGGATCGGTAGTGGTGGTATCAATTAGATCAACTACAGCAAACAGTGTAGTTCCGTGATTGCACAACGGGATGTCAGGATCATATTCTAAAATTGGTCGGCGACCACGGGCATACGACGACAAATCAATTTGAATATTGTTGTAGGTTTCAGTAATTCGAATCACGTCATAATGAAACCAACGATTTACTCGGCTCCAAGCGTTAACGTCTAGACTAGAGCGATTTATAAGAAAATACTCAGGGCTTCGAGGACCCGAGTATTTGGTTTCGTATCCGCCTTGATCAAATAGAGTTTCTTCATAGGGCGCTAACTCGGGTTGAATATAAGATTCTGGGTTAATTAAACTGTCCACCAAGACCAGTCTTATGCCTGTGCCTACTAACTCAACATAGTATTCATTATTTTTATATTTCTCCGACATAACTGAAGAATCAAATCGAATTTTTAATCCGTTAGTGAATACTATTCCGTTAGGACTCGTGTAATACAGTTTACCTAATATATCCCGCTCAACATTGATTCCACTACCTAGAGCAATGTTAATTAAATTAATAATACCGCCATGCTGTTTTACAGTTCCACTTTGATAATTTAAAAAATCTAAATCAGCAGTAATCAGTGGCAATAATTCAATAGTTAACGCAGTAGTTTTTAAAAATTCTCGACCAGTATAATTTACCCCAGACAGTACTGGAATTTTGGTCCCCGGGGCCCAAAGTCTTTCCAAAACCAGTTGTATAAACCCCTCGCTGTCCACTGTGATTTTAAAAACCGAACTTTTTTCATTATCGGTATATGATGGTGATTCGTCAAACAGCGTAGAATCAAAATACTGATCCGTCTTGTCAAATAGTCCACCAACTGACCAATCGCTTTCAACAAACAAGGGATTTCTATAAAAAATCATTGTACGCCCAATCAAGGTTTTTTGCCCATCAATTCCGCCTTGAGCAAGAATTTTAGACAACTTTTGATTGTGTAATAAGTTGTAAGGAATGGTGCTGGCCAAATCTACTTCGCCGTCTACTGATAAATTTTTATAGATGTCTTGTTCATCAGCATAGGGCACATTAAATGTAATAATACCACTGGATGCGCCGTTGTTGGTAACACCAAATACTTCACGCTTGCCTGCCGGTGTTTGAATCCAAAAAGGTTCAGACGACAAATTTCTAAATCGATAAACCCCGCCACGAGCCAGTGTCAGTGTTGGATTATTACTGTCATAAGTGGAAATTCTAAAAACATCGGCTGCTATATCTACAGTGACTATGAAAGTTTGATCTAGTGGAATTGCATATGAATATACAAGGACTGACGGCAACCCATCAGGTATCCAATAATAGAAAGCATAATTAACAAATTTGTCTAAATCAAAATACCCATAATAATTGTAGTAATATTCCTCAAATAATAAACTTTCATTCTCAACCGTACAATTAAGATAGCGTAGTTTATTAACTAAATCCCTATAGGAAACGGTTAACTTGGTTTTTTCAGAATCTGGATCTCGAACAATCAGTGACGGCTCAAATTGATAAAATTGTCGATTGCTATTGTTTTCCTGGATATAAGTGTCTTTTTTATCAAAAGACCTAGTTAACCGTCGCCCCACAAAGCCAGTCATGCGGCGCAGTTCTGGTTCAGCTAGCAGTGGCTCAATAGTACCATTGATAAATTTAGAATTTGTAGTAGTTCTAAACTTGCGAGGAAGTAAATTAGTTGTTTTCTTTTCAGCCATGGTTTATACAATGTACTTTGTATTAATCTGTGCGGCGCTGATAGCAGGAATAATTTTTACATCCTCAACTGTGGCTGTACTGATTAAAATTTCATTGTACTCTGCGTTAATTTGTTGTAATACTCCATATCCCAAGGTCACCATGGCCGGAACAATCACAATACTACTGACCATGGGAACCAAGCGTTGGTGCAAATATGCAGACAGTTCTGAAAAATAAAAAGTTTCCCCAAAGTCCCAATTATCAACCGCAAAATAATCATTAACTGCTGAAATAAGAGCTGCTTTTACTTCAGAATCGCTAGCTAGACTCGCCGCTGTTTTTACTACTTTAAAAGTCGCTCTTAGATTTGTTTCTGCACTGGGCCCAAACAGTGTTTTAAATCGAGCACTATTGAAAATTATACTGTCACTGACCATTTTATAATCGTTCAGCTCAACAAAATCATTCAGCAATTCTTCCGGAGTTGGTTCTGCAGGTTTTTTTACTGTACCGGTTACATCCTGTGCCCAAAGTCGATAATCAGTGTTGTACTGCCTAGTTAAAATAAATAAGTCAATGATATTGGTTGGACTAGGATCAATTCTGCGATAGTTAGGAGCATTATGCTTGTATTGGTAAAATAAATTTTGACGCCCAGTTTGAATTTTATAAAGAATGTTTATTTCTGAATTGTTTATGGCTAACAAATTGGGTATATTGAGCGAAGTACCCAAATATCTATAATAAGTAGTAAATGTTTGCCCAGCAGATACCCGTGAGATAAAAAATATCTGCCCTATTGCAGTGGTATTGGATTGAATATATGCTTGTGCTGTCGCAATATCACCAAAAGGTCCTTTGATATCTGTCTCAACTAGTACATTATCCAGCAGACGAGACGAATTTAGTCTATACAGTATCCCGTCGTTGATGGCATAAAACAACTGCCCGACAGGGTATTCAGCTTGGGCAGCGACAACGGCTGCTCGTGTTAAATAATTCAAATTGACTAGATTCTTGGCAATGGGCGTCCAAGATTCATAAACGTCAACCGGTGCTGTGGTTCTCAAATAAAATACTATCGACTTGTAAATATCTCCACTGGGTACCAATTCTAAATTAGTATTGGTTTGAGCATATACTATTTCTTGAAAAAAATCAGGATTATCTGCTACACCATCGCTGTCTCGATCAGAGAATGAAATTTCAATTTTCCTAGAGTCAACAAAGCCGTCACTTTCAACAATTTGTGCTTGAACATAACAAACGTAATCTTCAACCAAGGGTAAATTATTTTCTGCGCGACTGTTGGTTTTTAAAATTCTAACTTGATCAACAACCAATTGTCCAGTTTTTGAATCAAAAATTCTAATCCTGGTGTCAAAATAAAATCTAGTTTGCAATTCACTTTCAAAAATGTAACGCAGTGATCGATACGTAACAGTGTAGATGTTGCTACTGGCAGTAAATTTCATAATCCAAGACTGTCGTGGAGCCGATTGGTTAAATGCAGCGTTTGACATTTCCCCAGCTACAATTTCCCATGTACCTGTAAAATGGTTAAACCTCAGCCCAAAGTCTCGATAAGACTTAATCAATTTATTGATGTTGGTAATTAGTTGACTAGGAAAAAAGTTTTCCCAAGGGGGAATGATTTCTTTAATTACAGCACCAGTGGGAATACGATCATTCAATGAAATCGGTCCAGACCCGTCTATAAAAGTACCCAGCCCAGAATTAGTGCCATCATTGATCACTGATGAAATAGCAGAGTAAATGTATAACCTCTGCCCAGGCTTAGATGGGGTACCCAACTGTAAATTATTTTCATTATCAAAATAATACCCAGTGGGAGACGCAAATTTAATCAATGCCCCTTTGCGTAAAAATTTGCCTCCATCAACAGCGCTGGTTGGCAAACCAACTGGCACAATATTATTATTTTTTGTAAAATAGCCAGTTGACAAATTTGTTCCGCGACTGCTTTGATACCACACAAATGTAGATGTTAATCGCGGAAAATTTGCATAATAATATTGTACAGAACTTTTTTGCCCTAGAATTGTTTGAATTCGTGTAGTAATAAGATTTAAAATATCTGCAGAATCCAAAAATTCAAATGTAAACGATTGTGGTGACTCATCAGAATACATTATGCCATCATCGCCATAAATGTTGGTACTGGAATGTTTCCCGGTAACATCAATAACATCTAGATATCTGCTGATTCCACTGCTGGTGCGATTTACAGCTTTGGATTTGATAATATTAGCAAATTGTGTATAGGGAAAAATATTATAATCCTCGCCATTGACCATGCGATTTTGAGTATAATACTGCTGTGGTGCCCGTTGACGAATTTCATTAATTGTTTCTCTAGCTGCTGCATTTGACACAGCAGTTTCCAAACTCAATACCATTGTCATGGATTCTGTGCGATTCTTTCTACTAACATAGTCAATAGAAATTTCAACTTGAGTCAAGTCTGAAGGCAATATCCTGTAGGTTAGTCCATTGGAGACTCTGTAATACAGTCTAAAATTACCAACAGGTATCTGAGAAAAATTACCATCCCCAAAGGTTAAATCAATTTGATCGTTATTGCGAGAGGAAATTTGGTAAATTTTCTTAGTAAAATTAGTAGCAGTATTGTAAACAATGTTGCTGCTAGCAACAGCCGGAACTGGCTTCCACAGTGTGTTGCTGGCCCCTTGATCGTTAACGTCAAATAACCATACATCACTGTTGTTGATGTTGTCAATGTTTACCGACACAGTTCTGTTGCTGAGGCTCTCAGCAATTTCAAAATCTTTATATGCTATTGATCCTTGTGTAAACTTTAGGAAAAATCCAGTATTGCCCGAAGTTGTACCTTGCCCATCGTTTTTGTACAACATGTCCAATGTCCCACGAGTAGATGGGTATGTTTCACGCAGTATATCATTGTCAATGGTGGTACCAACCAGCTCAAATCGTGTGGTAATGCCGTTGATTTTGGTTTCAAAAGGCACGACTGGGGTAGAGCCTGCTACCAGATTCATTTGGTATTGCTGATATTTAATTGGCCCAACTATGGTTTGTGCGGCTGGCCTACCAACTCGCTGTGTACTAAACATAGCAGCATTTAGCACAGAATTAAACTGCTCTTGCCAATCAGCATTGTTGATGTCGGCCCAGTTAATTACAGTATTGGCCAAATTAGTGCCAGCACTATCGTTTACATTTTCAGTTGTAGAGACGGATTTGATTTTCAAATATCCGCTGGCTGGAATATTACGCTTGGGACTGTAGCTGATCAGCCTAGCCAGTTTAAGAATACTATCCCTACGTTCAGCAGTGTCAATAAAGTTTTCTCTAGCGTTTAAATCCATTCTAAACGCTAGACTTTGCCCCAAAAAGGCAATCATATCGATCAGTGCAATGTATTCACTACTGTCAATAAAATCGTTGAAATCCTCAGGATGGTAAATCTTGAGGTAGTCGATCATGCTCTTTCGTAACGTTTCAAAGTCAAAACTTTGAAAATCAGCTTGTCTAAAAGTTTGATAAACTTTTTTCCAATCCTCGGCTACTAGTAGTGATTGCTGTCGTGATATGGATGCCATTGTTAAACCAAAATGAATATCAAATATTTATGGATATTGTAATCCATGTGTATTTGTTGGGCTTATGCTTGCCCACTGACATAAATGCTTTCGCTGACTCGATCAAATTCCAAACTCAATGACCTTGCGTCGCCAGTGGCAATGTATTCTAAATTTAGGGCTACAGCAATACCGTGGTCGTACTCATCTATGCTTATGCTAGTGAGATTCACTCTGGGTTCAGCATCGATAATGGCTGCTAAATTGTTAAATATAACTTCACGAGTTTCATCTGTGAAGGGATCAAACAACAAGTCCCAAATTACACATCCAAATTTTGGGTTCATAACACGCTCACCAACCCGGGTATAGAGATGATTAATTAAATCTTGCACCACTAAGTCAAAGTCTGTGACCCTAAAACTTGGAAATTTTGGGTCTGTGCTGAATCCTATGTATGTTGCCATGATATTACCCCTGTTTCTTCATACCAGATGCTACTATTTCCACAGCGGCGCGTCCACGATTAAAATATGTGTCACCTGTTGTGCCATTACCATCTGGTTCACCGCGTCCGCGTCTCCAATCATTGGCACCACCTGCACCCAGCAAATGAGCAGTTTGTAACATGCCAGCCACAGTACCAGGACTATCCCCGGGCTGTATAGCGCCGTTTTTGGCCATGGCGCTATAATTATTTTGAAGATTTCGATCCATGACTTTTTCTTGTATTGCAGGATTTGTTAAATAATCGTTTTTACTGTTTATGCCATCTTTACCTGTCCAAGCATCAGGATATTGCACTGCAGAAGTACCATACTTTGCATAGTATTCTGGTTTAATATATTCTTGGTCCTTCAATACAGCAGCACCAACCTGATACTTGCCCAAGTAATTACCATTTTTTTTCTCAACTACGGTGTAATCATTATTGCTTTCGCTTTTTCCAATTTGTGCTAATAGGGCCTTTTTCTCAGTCTGGCTTAGATTACCCAATTTAGTGTTTGGTGGTTCTACTTGAGCTGCTGCTTCTTGTGGGGTAACAATTTTGTCTTTGCTACCACTGATGCCACGAGTTTTAGCCGAATTAATTGCAGAATCATCGGGAGGTGCGGATCCACTACGTACCGGATTCCCACTACCATCTGTTAACACCGAGCCCGATCCAGTAGTAACTGCACCCCCACCTGCACCCCCGCCCCCGCCTTCTTCTGTGGAGTCGGATTTGGCATTTTCTAACTCAGCCGCTACTTTGTCAATTTGAGTAGTAGGACGTTTCCACGGTTCGTGAGTTGGTACTACACTTACAGTACTCTTGATTTTTTCGCCACCTTCTGCCCATTTACCACCAGTTTTAATAGTATTAGGGAATTCTTTCTCAGTCAAGTTGGGCGCCGATGCAGGTTTACTGCACGAGCTTGCGCTGATGTCTACTTTACCCCCGCATATTTTTACTTCTGATCCAGCCAGTATGAGATTTTTGTTTTGCCCAAATACTATGGAGGTACCATCACTGACCATCATAGCTGATTCAGCAGCATCTGCAAGAAATGTAGATCTAGCCTTTTGCAAAATGTTATTACCATTAATGGTCAAGTTTTTTTTAGCATACATGGTAATGTCATTACCGGCGTGAATTTTTATGTCCTTGTCGGAATGTAGATTTATAGTTTCCTCTGCTCGAACATTCAGTGTTTTAGTAGAAAACACGTTGATAGATCCGTCGGGTGTTAGTTCCACCCAAGCTGTGCCAGCAGCATTTATTACATATATTATACCAGCAGTGTCATTCATCATGATTTGATGACCAGTAGATGACCGCAGTCTCAGCAGCTGATTGTTGCCCAAGAGATCACCATCATCAAATACTAAGGAATGCCCGCCCTTCCTAGTAGTGGGAATAACGGCAGCATCAACCTTGGCGCGATTTTCGTTGGTGATATCGTTTTTAAAATTAGGATCAGGTGTTATTTGATCTGACTTTAACGCAGGATCTGGATCAGGCCTCCCGGGAGTTGAGAT